GTTCCTAAGGTAAGGAATTATTTAAGCTGCAAATGTTGCTACTAGTGAAATACCAGATACTGCTTCTGCGCCGCCTGGTCCACCTTGTACTGCAACGTGGTTGCCGTTTGCTACACCTTCAACACCAGCGATTGTTCCGCCATATGTTGTTGTGATTGAATCACATGCTGCTGCTACTGTAATTGTTCCAGTTGCTACTGCATAGATGTATGTTGTTGGGCCTACGCCACTCTTTGCAACTACTGCTGCGTTTGGGTTACTTACTACTGCCATTTTATATCTCCTATATTATCTAAATGGTCTACTCTACACTCTGTAAAGTTTCTACATTTGTATTTACCATTTAGACAAAAAATACCCTATTTAGATGCGTTTTTGGCTCTTTGATGTAAACTCTTTAATAGATTTATGTATCCAGGGCCTGCTTTTACAATATCATGTATCATATCCACTGCGGGTTTGTATCCATTTGCTATATTAGTTGGTACAGTTTGTCCCAATTGTATTTTATCAACTGCAATCTTTGCTTTCAATCCATTTGATTTACCTACAAGGAAACTATACAGAGCAATTTCACGTTGACTAACACGCTGTTCTACCCTGTCAAGGGCAGCTTCATCAAGTTCATCAAAATCCAAACTCTCATATAATTCTTTGAGTTCTTCATCCGTGTAAATTTCCATACCGTTTGCAATAGCTTGGATAAAGTCCATATTAACGACTTATGTCTCTAGCTGCTTGATCAGCTTTCATTGCTGCCATTTCGTCGTCTGCTGGATTTGTAAACTCGTCATCGCCTTCATCATCTAAGCCACCATCTGCATCATCTGCTTTAAGGTCACCTTTAGTTTGTGCAATCTTTTCAGCAAATGCTAACATCTTTTTAATTACATTAGGTGTGGCTCCAGTTTTTTTCACTAGCTCTTCTAAACTACTTGCACCATAAGTTGTGCCCCAGTTAGTAAGTTGATCGCCAACTTTAGACATTAGGTTTGACAATGCATCGTCTTTTGTAGTAACTGCTTGATCCATTAAGATTCTGCCGTAGTTGGCTAGTTTCTTTTCTAATGGCGTTGATTCAAACGCTTCGTCAAGAACATCCTTAGTAATGTTATTAAGGTGCTCTTCGTATTCTTTCATATAGTCTTTCATGTTTATCTCTCCACTGCTCTGTTGTGTTTTGTAAAAAATTCTCTAGGAACAAGTTTTATATCGCCCCCTGGGTGTGCAAGTACATAGCCTTCCCCACCTTGTTCGCCTTTAATATTAGCTGTAATATCGGCTTCTTGGTTCTCTAGTTGGTTAATGATGTTGTCTTTGACTTTCATTATACCATGTACTAGATTCCACATAGCATTAAAGCCGTCAACATTGTTATTAATTATCTCAATAATCTTTTGTTGCTTAGGCTTACTGACTTTAGATGTTGCAAGCCAGCCTGCAAAATCTTGTGCTAAATTTTTAATACCTGAATCAACTCTTGAATTCATATATGTATAAAATATTTTAGACAAGTCTGATAGTCCTTGACGTCTTTCAATTATACTATCAATAGCACGACCATGTTTGGTTACCATTGCTTGTAGTTCTTTAATTTGTGAATCGTCAACTGACGGTGCCTCTTGTGCTACTACTGGAGGAAGAACTAATACTTCAGTACCTTGGAATATATTTGTGTCTCTTAATGGAGTTTCAGTACCTGCTATATCTGCTTCTCTATGTATAACAATTCCTGACTTACTCATGCCAATACGTTTACCAACTTCACTATTTTGTTTTACTGAGTAAGTTACAATGTTTGGTGTAAACACATAATGACCGTCTTGTATTTCAGGTGTATTAAAATATAACAAGTCACCTTTAAAGAATCCTCTGTAGTCTTTAGGAACTGCTTTTTCGTACTCGTCATACACATCTACCATGTTAGCAATGAATGGTCCATACCCTTCTGGATTCTTTGCATAACCTGGACGGTTCTTTAACATCTGTGCTAGTTCTTTTGCTGACTTAGCTTTGCCGTCATAACCTTTTGCACTGAAGCCCGACTTGTCTGTAAAAACAAAGTTACCGTCTACATCACGTCCAAATATCACAGCTGGTGAGCCGTCCCATTTAATTGTTACATCTGTATGCGAACCTTGTTCTAAACTTTTTAAACTTTCAATAGCACGGGCGGCGCCAGCACTGCCTTGGAAGAATACTAAATCTTCTGCGTGTTGTATACGAGCTTCAGCTTCATTAACTATCGCTTCGCCTACAAGTTTATCTTGTAATGGATGTTTAGTTCGTCCCGGCTTTGCCTTTGGCATTTTATCTTTGCCTTTGGCTTGGCCTGCGCTACCAGTCCTTTGCTTACGTTCTACAATTTTTAAGTCTGTATATCTCATTAACAAATCATCCTTGTACTGTTTAACAAGGTACCGCTTAGTTCTTTAATTCTATTCAACTGTTTGTCAGCTAGTGATTCAACTGCTATTGACTCAGGTATTCCTTTGCCAGCTTTAGCCATTGTTTCTGCCCATGGAGCAATAAGTTCTTCGTAGTTTGGATCGCCTTTGAGTACTGCAAACATACTTTCAACTGTATGTGTATCAGCTTCTCTTGCGTTTGGTCCTAATAATATTTTTGCAATTTCGTCCCAATCGTCTGCAACAACAGCATCTCCGTTGTTAGGATCAACAATACCTTTTGTAGGACTAAACTTGTAACCTCTACCTCTTGCTAAACTTGATAGCAATATTGCTCTGTCAGCACCTGTGTAATGTTCTGTTCCGCCACGCTTGGCTCCACGTTGCAGGTTAGGATTATCTGTAAGCATAAAGTCTGTTTGAACAAAGCCATTTGCAACATCACCTCTGATTGGTGTTTTGAAATGTATTTGAAGTCCTGCATTAGCAACCCAACCTTGTGTAAAAGTTCTGCCCTTGTTCATAATTTCTAAATCAGGTATGCCTTGCTTTTGACACCAGGCTGTAAGTTTTGCAATTATTTCTTCTTTGGGCAATTCTCTTACATCGACATTAAGATCTAAATCACCTGACGAGTTCTCTTCAAATGTTCCATCTTCTTTTGTCTTCTTTCCTGTTGTACCGAGCATGTCTTCATCGACAAACTTAAAACCAAATGTAGAATTAATCCAATCTATAGTTGGTTGTACATCAACTGTAGCGATACGTTGTGTTAACGCACCTTGTTCTGTTTTGAATACGTTTCCGCCTTCTAGTAATTTATATGATGTCATTGTTTTTATTCTCAATTACTTTTGTAATACTGCGTTTAAATTTACGTGGGTCGCCTGTTCTAATACTATTAAGAAAACGTCTCTCTAACTCACTGGCTGTATCAGCATCGTAAGTTTTAGAAATCTTATTTAAAAGATTAATAGCACTTTCAATAATGTTGCCGCCGGTAGCTTCAATAAGATGGTCTTGACTTTTGCGTGAACGATCTAAATTGTTTAGTTCTTCAAGGATACTGCGTGTACGTTTTCTCATGATGTTAACTCTCCGTATTACTATTTAGCGTTCAAATTAATAAATATTGCTGTACATGAATTAACTTGTACTATATGAGGGGATATGATGTCAATTAATAACATGAATTTTAACGAACGCTCCTTGTTATTTGCTAAACTTAGTGCTTTAGCTTATAATAATAGCACAACTGATGTAAAAAAGCAAGCGAAAAAATTAGGTTTTACTACAATAGAGTTTTATGAACGAGAAGGTGCTCAAGCATATCGCTTTATGAACAAAGAAGACTTAGTAATTGCATGTCGAGGAACTGAACCAACAGAGTTTAATGACATCAGTGCAGACCTAAAAGCAATACCTGTTGTTGCTGAAACAATATCACGAGTACATCAAGGCTTTAAAGACGAAGTAGATGAACTATGGCCTATGATATGCGAAGATATATCACGTAAAGTTAATATAGGTAAAACATTATGGATATGCGGACATAGTTTAGGTGCGGCAATGGCAACTATTATGGCCAATCGTTGTGAGTGTGATGCAACACTAAACAATCCTAAAGAACTATACACATATGGTTCGCCAAGAGTTGGCTGGCCAACATATGTTAAGAGCTTTGGAACTGTACATCACCGCTGGAAGAACAACAATGACATTGTTACTACTGTTCCTCTTTGGATTATGGGTTACAGACATTGCGGCACTCAGCATTATCTAAATGCTTATGGTAACTATAGAAAGCCAACAGGTTGGCAATTGTTTAAAGATAAGTGGCGCGGTATATGGATGGGCCTAAAGCAAGGTAAGATAGATAGCTTTGGTGATCATTCGATGGTTGAGTACATCAAACACATTAGTAAACTAGACTAGTCCCATAAGTTTTCATAGTATTTGCCAAACAGTGTAAATGCATTTGTAAGACGTTCTTGTGTTTCGTCTAAGCAAGCCTTACATACTGGATCAGCAAAGTTAGAACATTTGTCACGACACATATCGGCAGCATCTATTTCTTTTGACTTGTGTCCGAACGCCCAGATCATTTCATCTAGCAGTTCGTCCCATTCTTGTTCAGTAAGAGTTGAAGGATGACCGTGTTGAGTTGCTTTGAGTTGTACTAGCATAGGATGAATAATCATAGCAAGTGTATGATCCATACTCCACGTATCGTGCGGGTCTATTTCAACTCGGGTAGCACGATTCTTTCTATATGGTCCAATTCTAACCTTCATACAAACAAACTGCTCACTGACTCTTCGTTAGTAACCCTGCGTATCGCTTCACCAAACAATTGACTTACACTTACCTGTCTAGTTTTCTTGCAGTTCTT